AATCTTCCTTAAACTGTCTCGCATTGTGGATGCGAAACTTTTCTGTAATAATTGCTGCCATTTGATTTTATCTCCTAAGATATAATATATTTATACTTCTATTTATAACAACTTAGTGTTATAATTATTTAATTTGTGCCTGATTTGACGTATGCGGAGTAAGTTATGTTTGTTCTATGTCTCGCATGGTCACTGAATTTAGGAATGAAAGTATTTGGGAACATATTTTCCATGTCCTGTACTCTTAGTCCTTCGGGTTTTGATACCTCACTCATCACAGCACCTGTACCATCTTCTAAAATGATGTCATCATTAACATCAGCTGCAGTATCAAGTTTTAAGTAGTATGCAATGTCATACACTCGTTGACCACTGATTATATTTAGGTCATTAAATGTACTTCCAAAAGAAATGAATGATGCTACGTCAGCATTCTCACTGACACCTTCAACAACTAGTCTATCATTGTCTTCAAAAATAATAGAACACCCATCTTCTGTTTGCATGTATCGTTCTAGTAAATCCTCACGTGTTCTTTCTGTTACAAAGTGGTCTACCTCTTCAATGGTTGTTGCACTTTCTAGACGCAACTGAGTTCCATCTTCCATAACTAGATTCGGCCCAAACACACCTTTTACGTTAGCATCTTTATCGGGTTCTGCTCGTAGTTTACAAACTACATCTTCTAATATTATTGTTGTATTATCTTCTAGAACAAGAGTTTCTTCATGATGTGGGTCGATTGGAAGTGGTTTACCGAATCGTGCGGGTCTTCTTTCTGGCCCACCGTTCACGTTTGTTTCTAAAACAAAGTAAGGATTGAAGGTTCCGTCTTTACTTTCTAGAGATACAGTTGTTGGAATACCACCAGCTGCCCACATACCAACTTGACTAGATGCCATGTTCTTAGATACAATCTTAAGAATGTTGACATGTCTACTTCTCATTTCCGAGTCGTTGACTTCTGTTCCCTTACCAGTTTCCACTCCATTAACTTTTGCGTATGCTGGAATAGCACCACCCGTTACAGGATTGGTGTTTACGCCTGGGATAGACTCATTCACCAATGCAATCATTGGTGCGTATGCTAGGTCATCCTGTTCATTAGCAAGAGTGTAAATTTCAACTTCAAGTCTTTGTGCTGTTCTTGTTGCTAATTGAGGACTTACTACTGCAGTATCATCACCACCAGCATTGATAACAATCGTAGGTCTAAATCTTACATGGTCTTCATCGGGTATACCCATAGCAACATTATTTGTTACCGCAACTTCACCAAAGAAAATATGTCCCGCTGGGTGGACTAAGTCCTTGACAATTGAACGGAATTTGTTTATACTTTCACCAATTCTAACCACATAGGAATGTGATTGATAGAACTTCGAGTCTGTAATTGCCATACCTGAAGCACTTAGAGCACCGATATCGCTTGTTGTTCCCTTATCAATAAATCCTTCACCAGCTAATGTACCTCTACCCGTGAAAGGATTGAATGCATGAATTTTAAATGTTCCACCATTTGGATAAGTCACGATTTCATTTTCTAAGAATAGCGAATCCATGTCACGAACTTTCAATAACTGTGTGTTAGTGTTAAAGTCGTCTACTAGAGCAGTTGTACCCGAAACCGAACCTGTTACCACTGTATCTTTAGATAGAGTTATGTTTGGTGCTGATATCAACATAGGGAATGTTGAAGAATCTGCTATAGCAGCATCACTTGTAAGTGAATGTCCCTGTGCCTTTAAATTAATTGTTCCAACTCTACCGATAGATGTTGAGAAGGCAAATATTTTAGCACCTGCTCCTGAAGAAACATTTTGTTCAACGATTGAGGATACAGTTCCTGAACCACCACCTGTTATTTCATTACCTACTACAAAAGTCCCCGTATCTGTAGGTCTTCTGTATACTTCTAGTCTACCCTTTTCCTTATTAACTAAGGCGATTACAGCTGTTGAACCGTTCTGAGCTGTAATAGATTCCCCTGCTGTAAATCCATCTAGGGATTTTGGGTAGATATATCCGCCTGGCCCACACAGTGGTAGACTTGCATATCCTGTACCCTTGTTAATAAGATTAACTCTTCTGATATTTGAGTTAGTAGTCTCTAAGTTCATAACGTCACCATTCTCTTGTAGAATTCTCATATACTCAGTATAGATTTCTACTTGGTCGTTTGCACTTAGTCCTGAATTAAAAGTTAACACACTTCCTTGTGTGCTAAATCCTGTTGTTTGTTCTACGTCATTGACAAATACATGTCTGTTGTGGTCTTCGTAAATTACTTGTTCACCATAATTATCGTAACCACTGAAAACTGTTTGTCCTGCTGTTGCAGTGAATTGATAGTATCCGTGTCTTGTTCCTGCTTCTTGAAAAAGTTCATCACCAGCAGAAGCTATTTCACCAAGTGCACCATCGCCAGATGTTCCACGATTATCAAAGATGACTAAATCCCCACCTTCGTATCCTGAACCGCCAACTTCGATGTAGACAGCATCTATTGAACCCGTTTGAATTCCTTCTACTACTGAGGTAGCAAGTCCTACGTTGGTGTCATCTTTTGCACCGACAAAATGAATCTTATCATTAACTGAGTACAAGGAACCACTTGAAGCCGTTGAATCTTCAAGAAGTACACCACCACCATCCTCTAATAGGGTATCGCCATCTTCGTGACTTAAATATATTGAAGAACCGTTTGTATTGAATCCTTGGATAATACCCGATACTGTTCCCGATTTCTTTTCTTTAGTATCTCTATCCATCAGTTCAATCTCAGAACCGTTTTGGAATTCTTTACTTGCAGTATTTGTTATGTCGAGAGAATAGAGTGTATTTGAGCCAGGTTCGGGGTAAACTAAATTTACAATACCCTGAGCATATATAACACGCCCTGAAGTATATTCAGTAATAGTATCTGTTGGTTGAGGTGCGTCTCTTTCAAGCGGAACATTAACCACCATTCTTCTTGATGAACCATAAGAAGATTCACTAGACTTAATGGTGTTATCGTATGGGTACTTAACCTCTGCTTCCTGCCCGTATAGAAGTCTTAAAAGGAATTTTAATGATTCAGGCGAACCTTTCTTTTGGTAAAGGTCTCTGATATGTTTTATTGTACTTCTCTTGTTAGAGTTTAAACTACTATCAAGAGAGGGCATGAAATCTTTTTGGAAGTATGTTAAAAACTCTTCCGTTGTTGTATCGACATCGGAGTATTCTAAAAGTTTGTTGTTAGCACGAATTGAAGACTCTTTGTAATTAGAAACGATACCTCTCTGTTTACTTGTTCTTCCTTCTACAACTTCATTTGGTTTAAAACCGTATCCTGAAATAGTCTTAACAAACAATCTGTTTGAATTAATGACTTTAACTTCTGCGACAGTTTTTGAATCCAAACCAACGATATACTCACCCACTCCGAATGGGTCAGAATCGATGTTAAAATTATCTGCTGTTCGTTCCAGTAATATTTTATTGGCATCTTGAGATGATGGGGAAACGGTAGCGGTTTCATATATAAATCCACCACTACCATCTTCCGCACCAAGGCAATCATGTGCCTCTTGAGATTTTAGAACTACTGTTTCATGTTCTAGAAACTCAAAATAAGCTTTTAGGAAAGCGACAAATTCTGGCGACTCTGCCGTAACAAAGTCGGGGACTAGACTATTAAGTCTAGGAATTAATTTGTCAACGTTCCCAATACTCATATTAAGACAATGTTACCGTACTTTCAAAGTTCGCTAAAACATACCACTTAGAACCATCCCAAATCAAAATAACCGCATCACCCTGTGTTGATTGGGAAATTTGATTAGATGAAGATGTACCACTACCAAAATTTGTTACAGTAATGTTGGCTACATGTGAACTAGCTGGTTCAGTCTTTTGATAAATCAATTTCAACTGACCAACGTCAACACCGTTGTCCAACGTAAATGCAACGTTACCTGAAGCACCTGATAGGTCGATTGCAGTTGCAAAAGAACTAGCAAGGTTACTTGCAGTTGCCGTTAAGGTTGTGATATCATCTACCGCTAAATGCGTAGGGATATTTTCAAAAAGTTGAGCAATTGTCATCTTTTTGTTGACGGGTGTTCCGCCTGGGTTATCAACGATGTGAAGTAAATCATCACCCCCGATGTCTGCGTCTGCTACTGCAGTTAACGCTGATATTTTCTTATCTGCCATTTGAATTTTCTCCTATTATTATCCAATTGAATGGTAAACTACTCATGGGATTCATGACCGCTTTATCCATAGTTAGTAAGATGAGGTTGATGCGGGAATAAATCCTACACCAGCACTCGATTCACCGCTTGCAACGGTGTCCAATTCACTTGTGACCTTGATATCATCAGAAGAAATATCGATTAACGAACCTCGTTTAGCAATAACATCATTTGAATTAGGTATTAAAGTGAAATCAATCGTATTATCTGAATTAACCGTTGAGGTTATAATCAGAGAATTGACTGATATTTTACCAGTGCCATAATCGACAGACCCAGCTTCATTATCTTGATAGATTCTTGTAGAACCTGATAAGAGAAATCTTCGGAGTTTGCCAGTACCATCATCATCAAAATACATGATGTTGGTATCATCGCCACTAATGTAAAATCCTGTTGTGTTTGTAATACCACCAGCAGATGCGTTGTATCCGCTCGATGGATTATACAAAGGGTTACCAAAGTCTACTGTTAGTCCAGCATTTTGACCTAGTAACAAAACTTTCTTTTTGAGTTTTAAACGTATGTTAGAGATATTAGATAAAATCGAACTATCAGTCTCATCAATCCGATTCAATAGATTTGAGTGTCTAAAAATACTATCAAAGTTGTTTAGATTATCTCTATCGTATTCTACGATTGTGTTCTTAACCATGGTCTCTAACTCGCCACTTGTTAAATCTGTTGATTTTTCGTTGTACTGAAATATGGTAGTGACCATAATCTTGATGATTTCGGGGTCTACTATTTCGGGTCTAACTGTAATAACGTTAAGTTTATTTAGGTTGTTTTTAACCAATTCTTTTTCTACGTCAGACAGATAGTCACTGTTTAAAGGTTTGATAGCAACAAATACTTTACCGTATACAGGTGGGTCATTATCTTCACCACCCCATACTGCAACTGCATCTGCATTCGGGTAATACTCACTGACCTTTGCTTTATAGTCATTCAGTGTTACCAGTCTGTTTTGTGAAGAGTAGAACTTTGTTGCTTTAAATTTAATTGATTCCACAGACTCTTTTTCTGCACCACCAGCTGCGGGTGAAGTAGTTGTAATGACTGCATCTGAAAACCCGTTGATTGTATCTAAGAGTGAAAACTTGGATGCACCGTTAGCATGTATTGTATTTACAATAGTATATTGGACAGTTATAATATCACCATCCCTAAGTTCCTCACCGATACTTCCATCACCAAAATAGAGTTCGGTAAATCCGTCTTCGTTTTCTTGCGTGAAGTACACCTTACTGGTGGATAGGACATTTGAAATATCACTTGCAAGTGCGTGTGCAGTTGATACCCCGCCAGAGTTAACTGAAACGGTCATTGATTGTCTATCAATTCTTGCTTGACTTAATACAAACTTAGGATTAGGTTCCTGTCTATCGTAAACAAATACGTCACTCGCATTCAGTCCCTGTTTCAATTGTACATTAGTGTATGAAAAACTCTTACCATTTGGTTGAGGTGTTACACCCGCATAACATACAAAGGTATAACTTTTACCGTCATATACTGTGTTGAATCTTGTCCCTGCTGGGATTGTCATTTCATTTGCACTTGGATATGTGCCATCGGGGTTTCTTACATTATTTACTGTAATATCACAAATTGCTGTAGCAGCTGATTCTGAAGCAGGGATAAAACCTAAATCTTTTGCACGTGATACCACGTTCTTTCTAATTTGTGCAGAATCCAAAAACAATTCTGAAGCTGCAATGTTTGTATTTACTGCGCCAATGTGCGATGAATATGCGAGTAAATCTACCAACATCGAAAGTGTCGAACCCTCAAAGTTATAATCTTTTAGACTATCCTGTCCTTTTAAGTAACTTTTTAAATTTTGGCTTATGTCCTCAAAATCTAAATCAGTTACGTTTAGGGATGAACTTTTTACTGTTGACATTTGGTTTCCTCTATCTCGCTCTCGTTATGGTGAAATCCATCTCTTGGGATTGAGCATTATTTTTTATGTTATAAAATACTGTTATATTCAGTTCGTTTCTATCAGACACCTCACCAAATGATATCTTAACATTCTGTACCCTAGGTTCAAAATCTTCAATTATTTTTTTTATTTTAGATGCCGAGCGGTTTTGAGCTCTAGGACTATTATTTTCAAATAACTGATTTCTGATATTAGAACCTAAACTTGGTTTGAAGGGTCTCTCATAAAAGTTGGTCAGAACTATATTTCTTACTGAACGTCTTATTGCGTCACTATCATACTTAATAGTAACGTCTCCAGTAATTGGATGTGGTTTAAATCTAAAATCTATATCTGAATAAATTCTAGAATTTGCAACGTTCTTTGCTTCTGATTTTAAGTCTGCCATACTTCTATTTATACATCAACAGCATATGTCTATGAAGGTTTCTTCGTTTCAGCTGGAGCGCCCGAACCTGCTCCACCAGCACCACTGAAGTAGTTGTGTGTATGAGTTGCAAGTGTTGGCGAGTTTCCTGCCTTAGTATCAATATCACCATCGGCACTAATTGTTGATTCGTTTGTTTGTTTACCTGTAATATGAACTGTACCGTCCACTGTTAAATCCGTAGTCATCAAAGTTGTGGGTGAAGTAAATGTGGTGTCACCTACTACATTAGCATTAAGTGTTCCACCTATTTGTGCGTCAACTAGACCTGTTATATTTGCAGTTACATCTCCACCTACGGTTGCATTTACATTTCCGTCTACCATTAGGTCTGTATGACCTGCTACATAGATATCTGCATTACCTGTTGCTACTGCAATTCTGACATTACCCTTTTCGACAGAAACATCTACGTTACCACCGACAATTAGTTTGTCGTCTTTTGCGACTACTGTATAATTATCATTTACAATTCTAGTTACCTGAGACCCATCAGGATGTATTTCATAGAACGTTCCACTTCTATGTTCAAGTGCTATACGTTCTGCACCAAGGGTGTCATCAAGTTCAATGATATGACCCGACTCAGTAGTCATTGATTTGTTATAGGGGTAAACAGGTTTAGCGGGTGATACTGGGAATGCCCATTCCTCATCCACTATTCTTTTCTTTGTATTATCTGTAAAGATTTCTTTTGTGTTTACATGTTTTAGATTCTCAACTTCGGGTTCTGAATTTGTAATTGTCTGAGTTGATTCTTTAAGTTTTGTAAAACTTCTATGGGTGTATGTTGCGATGCCTGTTGTGTTATCATTTAAATCTGAAGCATCATAATACTTGGGGTAGTATGGTAAGTCCTCTTCGGTAAGTTCAACTTCTTCTATTGTAGAACCTGTCCCATCATAGTTTAGTGTAAGAGACTTTACATGTTTAGGTGCTGTGTCTAAAGCAGTTGTAAGACCAAACGTTCTTGATGTGTCATGGACAGGCGTTTCCCCATCGGGGGTATCGACATAATCTTCAACTGTCAATCGTCTTGGGTCATTGAAACCATCTTCTACAGTTCTCTGTATCAATTCATCTTTTAAGGTAATACGAGAACCTTGTGCGGGCATACCTGCTGAAACACCTAGTACCACAGGGTCTTGCATGTATTCCTCGTCTCTCCAAAATCCAAATACCGTAGACCCTTCTACGAGACCGTTACCTCTACCGAATCCTGAAAGACCTGCTTCGGTGGTTGGAAGTATGACTTGAGCCCATGGTAAGTCGGGGGTTGCGATTGCATCTTTTTGATGCGTATGTGAACCATGTACACGAACACGAACCCTACCAATCATCAACGGGTCTTGTCTATCTTCTACTATACCATACCAAAATTTCATTATACTTTCCTCGGAGCAGCTGTATTATCTAACGGAGTATAATCTGCTATCTTTCTTGCGTAACTTTCTTTTACACATTCAATGAACAATTTACCCACCTTGTCAGCAGGTACACCATTCACACATATGTCTGTAATCAAATATCTGTTATCATTCATTTTATCTGCAATGTCCACACCACCTGTTGAAGATTGCGGTGGGGGGATATCTAACTTAATAACTGTTCCAACACTCAAGTCTGTTCTTAGAGGTATTGTAATTATGATTCTATTTTGTTGTAGAATTTCTAACATTGCTCTACGTTCTAGTTTAGCTGTATCGACTTTGGCAGACCATCCTTTAAAGGTTTCCTCTTCGTCTAGAGTGGTTGCGTTATCGTATGCATGAATCATTCTAGTGTCTGAAATTCTAACCGCATCGTACTTATATCCTAGATTAGTATCTACATCTTTGTCACTAACTGCTGGAGATACTTTTGCATCGACTACATTCTCTGTTGTAAGGACTTTTTCAAAGACCTCGTTTTGTCCACCTGTTCTAATCATTGGATGACCCGAAAGGTGTCCTTCTGAATTTCTTGAAAAAACTTCATCAATAGAGTAAAGGTCAATTTCTTCTACTTTTCTTATAGGGTCATATGTCAATTGAGTTGATGCATAAGCACCCCCAATCATTCCCCTTAAAGTGTCTGCTCGTTGCGGGTGTTCAATCGATTCAATAACGGTATTAACCCCACCATCAGCATTTGCATCTATATCTGCAGTTTTGGTATCTCCTTGTCTAGACCCATACGAAAATGTAAGAGGAAATTCTTGTTGGAACATTTCATCAATACTTTTAAAACAGAAACCACCATTTAAGGTTTCGTAAAAGAACATACCATTCTGATATGTTGCGTTATCAGCCATACCTTTGTCACTGTTGTTCACACAAAAATCTATGAACTTATCAATCGTCCAGTTAGGTAAAACCATTTGTTGGTTTTCGGGTTTAGTGTCTTCCCAATGAACGAATTCCTCTGTAGGTATGTGACCTTCTTCGATAAGAACGTTCTGCAACATCTTATCATATGAACCACGCATGACTCTAGATACTCTAGTATTTCTAGCAGTAAACATCCGTGGGTCACACACTTTGAGAACATAGGATTGAGTTGATTGGTCAACTCTATTAATTGCACTAATCTTGTAAACTTTTAAATCTCTGTCAATACTGAATTCTTCAGCAGATTCTTCACCCATGCCTTCAATCTGTTTGATTGAAATACGAATGTACTCATCACCAACAATCTTAAAATTTTTCAATAAATCAAGACCATCAATAATATGGATATCACCCGTAACGAACTTATTGTAGATACTTTCATACAGACGAAACATTAGAACTGAATTCTGTATGTCTACGGATTCACCTTCTTGGTTCACTAAATTTATGGCATCGATGGTAAATACACCACCTTGCATATTTTTCTTTTCAGTCATAATTACGCCATTATGCGTTCAAACTCGGATACAACTCTTCGTATGAATTCGGGTCTGATAACTTTGATAGTTCTTTTCTTTTCGTTTTCTTCCAGTTCTTGGTGTTGGAAAGTTTGAGGAACCCAATTACCTGTTTCAGTTAAATCATTATTTAAACGTATCCCCGCATCAAAGGCATCAGCATTATAATAGTATGCAGTCGCATCTCTACTTTCTTGCACTGAGTTTGGTGTAAATGATTTGGTGCTGTTTAATCCTGTAACTTCTTGGTTTGCTTTAAACTTTTGACCATTGACCGTCTCTACCCATATGCGTTTAAATGTTGGGTCTACTTTTAACACCTTACCTTTAGCACTTCCCTGTGATACATCTTCCCCTACTAAAAATTTACTGGTTGATGATACTATGTCTGTACTGTTTGGTGCAACTAGAACTTGTCCACGATATTTGTCATCTAAGTAGTTTTCAAAGGTTTGATTGTCCATATGCCAATCATAGTAATTAGTTATCTCATTAGCAAGAAACAAAGTCCAATGTAAGTCACCGTCACCGTATAGTTTTGATGCAATAATATCGGGACGTTCTCCGTCTTGAATTTCGTAGACAGTGTAATCAACTATATCACTTAACGTGTTTCCGTTTATTTGTGCTTTACGGAAGAAGTCTTTGATGGTAACAATTCTACCATCAGAAAGTTTATATTGTATTTCGGGAAAGTTTTTATATAATTGGTTAGCCATTACCCATCACCCCTTGTTTGTCTATCACGAATACTGTAGTCAGCACCAGTAATAGACTTATCCCCAACTGGGGAAATCTTTTGGAAGTTCTCTTGAGTAACAATTTTGATTTCTGTAAAGTCTAACTTCATAGCAGACTTGGTTGGTTGACCATTCTCAAAAAAACCTAATTCTGTGTCACCGTGTTGGATGTCGCAACCTGTACAAACCATTGGCATAAAACCGTCTAGTCTTTCTGCAATAGGGCCTTCCCATTCTACATCAAATACATTTGGGTAGTTAAAGAAGTTTTCGTTTTCTGTTGTTTCAGACGTACCAAAAGTATCGGGTAACATTGCAGTTCTAAAGTAGTACATGATTTGCTGAACCATGTCTGCTTCTTCCTCAGAACGTGGATAGAATTCATACTGAAATGAGAAAGAACGAAATCCAATACCTTCTAACAACTGTTCTTCCATCGGGTTAACTGCTCGTCCAGCATTCATGTTCATGAAATCACCTGTAGCAGAATTCATCAATTTGTTTATAGCAGCTCCTGCCATGTTTTTAACTTCACCCGCAAATTGTTCTAGGTCACCACCACCACCAAAGAAGTTGCCAGATTCACCCCCATCAAACATATCTGCAAGTCCACGGATACCTGTACCAAAACCTTGAGTCTTATAGTTAACGGTGAAGTTACTTGCTAAATGTTCGGGTTTAACGTACATTGCTATTTCTATATCTTCTTTAGATAATAGGTTAGCTGCATTTGCACCTTCTCTTGCCTCACGAGCACGTGTTCTGAAAATAATGTAGTTATCTAGTTGGTCATATAGTGGATACTGTAAGTCTCTTGACCCGCTTGAAGGAGTTTTTTTAGCAAGACCCTTTGCTTGGTTTCTTGCATCTAAGTTTTTTTCTAACGAAGACCGTCTTTTTTCCAAAGTTCTTTTTGCTTCTTCTGCCTGTTCCCCTAATTGGTCAAGGATAGATGTCTTATTAATATTCTTTAGTTTACTTTGAATACCCTTGGCAGAGGAGACAGCGGACTTTGCTTGATTGACCTTGTCTAGTAATTTGCTTAAACCCATAAATACCTTCGTTATTAATTATATTGGTGTTATATCTATTTATGTCTTACAGTGGCAAGTTCAAACCTAAAAACTATAAAAAATACAAAGGTGACCCTACTAAAATATACTATCGTTCTCTTTGGGAGCGTAGATTCATGGTTTACGCTGATTCAAACCCCAATATCATTGAATGGGGGTCTGAAGAAATCGTTATACCTTACATTTCCCCTCTTGATAAAAGAAGACACAGATACTTCCCCGACTTTTACATTAAGTATGTAAATACTTCGGGACAGACTGTACGGGAAATCATAGAGGTCAAACCTAAGAAACAACTCAAACCGCCTGCTAAACCACAGCATAGAGTTTCCAAGAGATATTTAATGGAAGCACAGACTTATGCGGTCAATCAGGCAAAATTCAAAGCAGCAGAATCCTACTGCAAAGACAGACGCTATAAATTTCGCATATTAACTGAAGACCATTTGACCTAAATGCATAAATAGATGTATGGGACAATTACTGGATGACTTAAACAACGAAAAACCAAGTGAACTTCGTCAACGTAGTCAAGACAGTTTGAATTGGTTCCGTAATAATTTAAGACAGATACGAGTGCGTTCTCAATCTTTGCTAGATGAAGTCGGCCCAACCACAACAAGAGTTGAAATGGGTAAACTTTACATGTTTTTTTATGATGCAAAGACTAAGGCAAAGTTACCTTACTGGGATTACTTTCCTCTCTGCATTCCTATCAAAAGATATGATACTGGGTTCATGGGTTTGAATCTTCATTACCTACCACCAAGATATCGTATTAGATTGTTAGATGCATTGTACACTAATGTAGAGGACGGTGGATTTGATATCAACTATAAGATGGTGCAAAGTGTAGGTGCATATCGTTGGGCAAAACCTTGCGTGAAGCAATACCTAAATGGTTACTTCGATAGTTACATAAAAGAGGTTGAACCCAAGTATTGGGATATGGTGTCCATGTTACCAACAACAAAGTTTAATATAAATGCGAACACAGTATACGCTGAAAGCATGAGGAAGATTTAATGGCAATAGAAAACCTAATTAATAAAGGTATCTCCACGTTTCTAGGTGGGGATGATAAGGGAACTGGTATCGATAGGTTTGTATCAAACTTTGATACTGGTGCAAGAGCAAATAGATTCCAAGCAGACTTCTTTGGCCCAATGGGGTTATCGTTAGAAGGATTACGTTGTGATACTGCTTCATTGCCAGGAAGAACAATCGAATCTACTCCATGGTCTGAATACGGACAAAAACGACAAATGCCCAATGCAGTCAACGATGGTGGTGAAACCATATTTACTTTTAATTGCGACCAAGCATTCGCTGATAGACTCATCATCGAAGCATGGCAGTCTTTAGTATTTACTGCTGGAGAAGGTAGTCAGTTGCAACCAACATTTGCATATTACAACGATTACATTGGACAGGTTGATATAACTCAGTACAGGACTGACGGCGGTTCTGCGTTGAAGTATAAATTATATGAATGTTATCCGAAAACATTTGACGCAATGGCGTTAGACGCAAATACTCCCGATAGTATTTTGAAGTTCAGTTGTACAATGGCATACAGAGGGTGGGAAGTAGAATATACAGAACCACCAGCTTTATCGGGACTAAATAAAGGAAGAAGGGCACTTAATGCTGTTATGGAAGGACTATCAGTCGCTTCTAGATTTGGTAGTAAAGGCGATAAACTTCTTGGAAAGTTAACCAAAGCAGATACTAATCTTGGTAAGATTAATAACGTATTCGGCAATGGTAACTAATTATATAATTGAGGAAATAAATTATGGCATTACCAATACAAAGTGCACCAACTTATAAATGTGTACTACCAAGTGACGGCCGTGAAGTAACATTCAGACCGTTTCTTGTTAAGGAACAAAAAGTTTTAGTAATTGCGAAAGAGGGTGAAGACCAAAGTCGGTCACTTGCTTCTATAAAGCAAATGATTAAGGCAGTAACATCATACGATGAAAACGAATGGTTGGACGTTGAAAAACTTCCTATGTTTGATATTGAATATCTGTTCATTAAAATTAGAGCAGTATCAGTTGGTGAAACTGTTAAACTTAATCTGCCTTGTAAGGACAATGACTGTAAAGGAAGTGGAGAGGTTACAATAAACCTTGACGAAGTTCAAGTAACTAAGTCAAAAGGTGTTGAACCTAAAGTTATGATAAACGACAACTTGGGTGTTGTGTTAAGGTATCCCGATTGGGGACTTATGGAACAGGTAAATAAAATGCCTGCCGACCAACAACCCTTTGAAATGTTGAAGCAATGTATCACTGAAATTTTCGATGAAGAAAATGTATATGATACAGATGATGTATCGAAAAAAGAACTCAATGAGTTTGTGGATAGTTTAACATTTCCACAAATGGAACAATTAGGTGCTTATTTTGATGACATGCCTAAAGTTTATATGGACGTTGACTTCACCTGCTCATGTGGAAAAGAACAAAGTAGAACCATGGAGGGCCTACAAAGTTTTTTTTGATATGCCTTTCTCATGAGAGTGTATTGAATTATTACAATACGAACTTTCAGTTGATGCAACATCATAATTATAGTTTGGGAGAACTTGAAAATATGATGCCATGGGAAAGGGAGATTTATATTATGTTATTAATGCAATTCCTAAAAGATGAACAGGAAAGGCAAAAAAATGAACAAGCCAAATATAAATCACAAAGGAGATAGACATGGCAGACGAAAAATTTAGTGGTGACATGAGTCGTAATGAGGTAGAGATTGACCTCAGTAAGTTCATGGAACTCGTAACAGAAAACTCAGCACTTAAAGCTGAAATTCTACAATTAAAAACAGAACAAGAACCCGAAAATCCGTGGCAACGTTGGATATACCTATCCAACATGGTTGATTCATGGAGAATATTCCCAAGAGCATTTTTAAGTGTTTACATATTCTTATTGTACTACTGTACTATGTGGTTCATGGAACTTGATGCCCCCACCATGGAACAATCGGGACTTATCAGTATCGTAGTTGGTGCTGGTGCAGCTTGGTTTGGTCTGTATGCTGGGACAGCTAAAGATAAAATCAACGGCCAAGGCGGAAACAAATAACCAATGGCAAACGAAATCGATAAGCAGTTAGAAGAGGCCGCAAAGACTCTTAAACCCGCATTTAAAAAAGTTGTAGATACTCTTGCAGAATCCAATAAAGAGTTTGCTGTAACAGCAGCTAACTTTAGAAATTCTACAAGAGATTCTTTTGCTGGTGCTCTCACGGCAAACAAACTTAAGAATACTTTAGAAGAAGTAGCACAAGGTCTTAAGGAAGGTGAGGGTGAGATAGCTGGTATCGATTTTGGTGAGTTTAAAAAAGTAAACGATAAGATAAATTCACTTGAACAAAAACGTGCAGAAAGATTAGAAACTGCCAACAAGAAAGGTAATGTTCTTTACAAAGCACGTGTAGCGTTTGAGAAGGCGGAAGCCGCTGAACTGGAAGCTGCGACAAGAGGAAAACAAGTCACAGGTGCAGCTTTAGAAAAACTACGAACAGCGAGAGAGGAAGCAGAAAAAACTCTAGCTGAAAAGACCGCCCAACAAACCAAATCATTTGATGAAAATATTGAACGTGAAAAAGAAAACAGAAAGGAATACCAAGACCAGTTAGACAAAGCTCTCGAAGAGATGCAAAAAGAAAGCATGGAATACATGGAAAACATGTCAGGTGCATTCAAAAAACTTACTGGTATTGACCTCATGGGTGCGTTTGACTCTATGGTTGAAAATGTAAATGCTATCGGTACATTATTTACTAGAGGCAAAAACACAGATGTATTCGGTGATATCGTTGGTGGTATTCAGAACATGGGTGAAAATATTTCTAATGGTTTAGCCAAAGCACGTGAAGGTGCTAAGGTAATGGCAACTAATTTAATGGCATCAGGTAAACAATTTCTTAAACAAGGGAAAAAGTTTGCAATATCTGCTGGGTTAATGATAAAAGGATTACTTTCTTCAGCTGCAGCTATGGTTGCAACTGGTGTATCATTGTTAGCAGCTTCATTAGGACTTTCAGTCCCAGCATTATTGATTGGTCTTGTTGCACTCGCACTGGTAGCTGGTGCAATGTATCTATACAAAGAATCAGAAGGATTTAGAGCCGCTGTCGATACAGTGGTAGATTACTTCATGGATATCATATCAACAATTGGAGATATCTTTGGTGGATTTTATGAATTCTTCGCTGGTCTCTTTACTGGGGACTTCGATAGAATGTTCCAAGGTGTTAAAGATGTCCTTGGTGGATTATGGGATTTGATGTTGACACCTTTCAAAGCAATAGGTGACTTCTTTAAAAATGTCTTTGGTTTTGATATCAAAGCATGGTTAAAAAAGAAAGCAGAGTCATTTGGTTTAGGTTGGTTAATCGATGGTGAAGAACCCAACGAAAAGGTTGAAGCTATGACTAATGGTGCTGACCCTGCTAAAGCTAATGACATGAAATATGCTGACGAAGACATAAAGCAGGAATCCATGGATTACATGGCGGATATTAATGCAATGTCGGATGAAGAACGGGGTGCAAGATTCGATGAACAAATTGCTCGTAGAGAGGAATCATTAAAGAAAGCAGAAGCAAAATTAGCAGAACTGAAAAAGAAACAGGAAGAGAAGCCTGAATGGAGTACGCTTGATTATACAGACCAAATTAAAAAAGCTGAGGATAATGTTCTTTTCCGCCAAAAAGACGTAGACCAAAGAACAGCAGACAAACAAAACTTCTTTGACCCCGAAAGACGAGAGTATGACGCACTTACTAAAAGACTCTTAGGAGATGGTGAAGCCCTTTCAGACGAAGAATCAGCAAGGCAGGATGAACTTTTTGAGAAGATGACTGCGAACAGCAGGAATGGCTTGGGACAGTTCACTGCAGAAACGGTAGCGGCAGAACAAGGTCGTGCAGGCCTGTATGATGATGGGGGCATCGATAGATTCGGTGGGAGAGAGAGAGGCGAGATGAACGCTGCTGATTTGGCTAGACAAAACTACTTAAATAGAGCAGGTGCAAGTGCTGGTGATGTCGCAGATGCAACTCAAGGAGTTAGAGACGGTGAAAGACAAGCATCGCAACAAGTAGCAGTAACCACAATCAATGCGCCAACAACGAATGCGTCTAATACTAATGTGAGAGGTACAAACCCAACACCTAGAGATACAGACCCTACTGGTTCCCGTCTAGCAGCTGTTCCCGCTTAAACTTATTTCGATTATACTTGGTTCGGTCTCTCTGAACTTTGTGACCGTATGGAGTGTCTTTTACAAACAGTTCTTTGAAAGTCCTAGTCTTAGGTTTCTGTGGTATTCTTTTAGTAGACATGACATTACGTAATCCAACGACTAGCTAGTTTTGCACGAACATGTTGTTGTTCTGCTTTTAGTTTATCAAGATAGTTACGTCTCTTGCGTTTTTGATTTGCTTCATGACGTTTCTGATTAGGTTTCTGATAATACTCTCTATCTCTAACCTCTTGGACAATACCTGCCCGTTCACACGATTTCTTGAAACGTCTGAGTAGTTGGTCAAAGGATTCTGTCTTATTCCTTTTCTTATCGTGTTTTGGTGTTACTTGTGGCATAATGTTTATTTATAATGTAAAAAATTTGTAAAAGGTGTAAAGTCGCCCCACGCATTACTGCTACCCGCTCCTTACCGACAAACCCGCTCCTATTTTAGCTGTCTGCCTTTCCCTAACTAAGTACCCCCTCAGATTTTTATCCACGGTCTTAGTTCTAACTGGGTGGTGCACTCACTTGGTAAACATAATATAGTCACCACCCCCCGAAGCTTACAACTGACGATTACGAGTCAGAGGCAAGTTTCTTAAAGTAATCCATAGCGTCTTCTGAGTCATCATCGGATGCTGATTGGATTACTGGAGCCTCAGCAACAGGTTCCTTGTTTACGTCAGACCATGGCACTTCTTCCATATCTTCTGCAACGCTTTCTGCTGTTGAGGTTGCTGTCGCACCAGTTAGTCCTAGAACACGATTGAACTTTTCCTTCAGTTCATCATAAGACTTGAACTCACTAGGCGAGATAACGTCCGATAAACTATGCATAGAAGCAACAACTTCATTTAGTTTATCTTCATCTTCAAACAAAGGTGCTGGGTCACTAAACTCAGATTTGTCATAGTTCCAGTAACCATCTACTTTCCTAATCTTAATCTTGAAGTTAGCGCCTTCGCCTCTCAAGTCGAAAGGATTGATTGCTTTCTCATCTTCAAATGCTGGTGAGATTGCTTCCTTAAGAGCTTCAAAGATTTTCTTACCGTAACGGTATTTGAAAACTTTGCCTTCGTTATCGGGGTTCTTCGGGTCTGAAACAACATAGACATTTGACATGTAATGAAGTCTACGCTTCTGTTTACGTGCAATCTCTTTGTTTGCTTCGATTCCAGTATTCCACAACTGAGAGTTGTATTCACTGACGGGGTCTTGTTTATTAAGAGTCGTTAGAGACTTCTCAATATACCAACCGCCTGGGCCTTGAAATCCGTGGTCAAAATAACTGACCCATGGCATTTCTTCGCCTTCGGGAGTTGGAAGGAAACGAACTACTGCGAAACCATTACCTGTTTTATCAAGTTCGGGTTTCCACATCGTATCGTCATTGTAGGATTTTTTTTCACCCTGTGCTGGGCCTGAAGCAGATTCCATCGCTGCTCGTAGTTTATCTAATGATGAATTTGACATTGTATTCTCCTATTTTATTAACAATTATATCGCATCTTATCGCATTGTATCGGACTCAAGACCTTCGCCTAGAATCCACCTTTCACTACTTTCATAGTAATATAGTTTATTATACTCTACCTTTACGATATTTGTAAGAGGGTTTTTGATAAAAACCTCTACATCTTTGAATCGTTCAAGTAGAGCAATAAACTGTGAACGCTGAGCACTTAAGACTCTGCTTTCACTATTGTATTTATGTCCGTAATTTAAAGTACCTTCATATTTATTAGAGTAATTTTCAGACTCCAATGCATTGAATCCTGTCAATGTGATTTCCTTCTCACCATTAAGCATAGCATATCCTAGTGCACTCATTCCACAAAAGAGGTTCTTGAGTTCGGGATAATTATACATAATAATGTTCTTCATTTGGGGGCTGCTTAAGCCAAGAAAAGTAGTCTCAACTTCATCCCCCTGTATTACTAGATACTCATCATTCTGGCGGACGGACTCGATAATTTTAGTATGTCCGAAACCCATCTTTAATGATTCCAATATACTAATGGGCATAACATCCCAATTACCTACCACCAACTTGTTTGTATCAGCGTAACCACTTTCAACTATCTCTGTCTGTACAGGTATGTCTACGGCAAACAAAAGTTCGGGTCGTGCATGTTTAACTCTGTTACGATAAACCGCATTACAACCCCACCATCTTGTTTGGGGTATCTCCCGTTCTGTTCCGTTACCTACTATTGTGAGCATAGTTCTATTAATATCTTTTTGTACTGGGCATGGTCATAGTTTATGAATGCTTTGTACTTTCTGATTTGGTTATGTACATCGGGATACAAGACCTTCTCCGTTATCAACCGTTCCCAATCTGCAGTGAATCCTATGATAGCATCCATAATACAAATGGTAGGTAAACTTATTTGTTTACTTAGAAAGGACTTTAGTAAACGTGGATGTTGTCCCTTATCAACCCTTAGTACCGTATCAATTTTGTAATGTTTTAAAAGCGTGCCTACTTCTGTCTCAAAAAGGTAAGACAATTTCTGTTTGTTTTTCTTCCAGTCTTTGAACCGTTTATCCGCTTCCTTGTCTAGTAGGTCACCTACCCAATAATCTTTTTGAGATAGGTTCGCTACGAAGAAATCCTTAAGTTCGTGTTTATAGGTACGTGAAAGTTTTCCAAAATGAAATTTATCTTTACGTTTTAGAAAGGATGGTAGTTCTGCTTTTACAACACCGTTGTATTTTACAAAGTCATAGTCCTTGGAATGAAAGTGTAGTTTAATTCCAAGGTATAACTGATAAGCATCAAATCCTTCCCTTGATGTCATCTATTTGACTAATTTTGGGGCAGAGGGTGGTGCAATAATTGAAGACGTTGCTTCTTGATATGCTGAACGTACTTGGTCATTCGTTGGAGTCGCAAAGACAACACTCATAAACGTACAGTCATCGGGATTCTCAACACCTGTTACGGCAATCCCACGAGCAAACCCCATCTGACCATCAGGCGATTGTACAATCATCCTAGGTTCTTTGATAGTTACTACTCCAGCACTTGTATCCATTTCAGTGAGTTTTCCAACGTACTCACCACTCAGTGTCACTACCGTGACGATATCACCATTTTCCATAATTACCTCACTTAAAAAATGTAGTCAACGATGCTTGTGAATTCGCACCTCTATTGACCATGTTTAACTTCTTTGCTTCCGCTTCCAATCTAATCTTCAATGGGTCACTCAAAAGTCTCTTGGTTGATTCGGGTTCTATTTTGTTATTCTCGCATACTTTAATAATAGCATCCATAACACTAGCACCACGATTAAGTAGAACTTCTACCTGTTCTGTAAATTCTTTTTTAGTTATCATATTCCGTAAATGTTTTTATATTGAGCACGCACCTTGCACAGGTCATCAATGTAGTCCTCATGGTTAGCGGAAAAGAGTTGGTATTGTCCATTTTCAACCATGACTAATGCCACCAACTCCTCTATCTTGTTACCTGTAAGTTCTTCAACCATGATTGCATAAGCAGTCATTTGTAAGAACCATGGACGAGCCATATAATCTTCTTTAAACTTGCCAGAAGTTTTGAAGTCAATTACACAAAGCGTATCGTCTAGTATTCCAATGCAGTCAACTCTTCCCGCCATCTTTAATGTATCGGAATACATCGGTGCTTCTAGAGCAAGCGGGGTTATCTCATCCAAAACTGGGCGAATGCTTTTAAACATTCCTTCATGGATAAGGTTGTCAAATTCAATGAACTCTTTTTCTTTACGTAGATAATCTTCTACATGTTGGTGGATTTTAGTTCCACGGTCTGTAGCAGCTTTAGTGATTTTGTTTGCTTTCTCTTCACCAATTCTTTTTTTCCACGCTTGAATATGTTTACGTGATTCCAAACCAACAACAGTTGTTACGCTGGGGTACTTGATTCCTTTTTTATCACAGTAGAAACGTTGACCGTTTTCCTGTACAGTATCAAGGTCAAACATTTCTAGTTCAGAAATGTCGTAGGGATTTGTTCTCACTTTAATCATCATATACTCTCTATTCTACTTCTTTTTTGACTGTAAGTCAATATGCTTTTTGATAATCGCACGTGTTTGAGATTCTTTTACGCCAACCCCATTATAACGTTTATCAACCGTACTGCCTGGATATGCTTTACCCACGTTAGACAATACTTCTTTAAACCCATCATCGGTTTTAACTCGGTCACCTACACCACCAACTGTCATTGGTGCTCCTAGGATACGTTGTTGTAGATGCGGGTTCTGTTCTTTGAACTCATCTAACTTGGTGAATGACATGAAGTGCTCTTCGACTTCATCTGTTTTAGAATTATAAAAATCGTAGTTAGGCATATTGTTCCATAAATGTGGGGACTTCTCGTTTAGTCCAAACTGCAAAGTCTTTCTTGTACTTAGCATAGTATTTATGGTATGCATTTAAGGAGTTGCCTTCGACTTTTACATCATCAGGCATACACTGGGGTGGTTCAGACCATTGACCCAATGAAATGTTATTTGGTAGTTGATTCAATAAACCTCTGAGTTTCTCATCGGTCAAATGAGTACGTCCATAACGGTACGTGTACTCATCACACAATGCAACAAACATATCGTAAGCATATTGATACTGTATAGCATTACCACGAACCCATTGTGTTGAAGGGTGATTGATATGCGATGCTTTGTACAGCATACCTTCCATTTCACCTTCAAGCGCCCATCGTTTGATTCTACGTCCACTGGATGCATCGATATATTGTTTACCATCTAAGATACGGTGAGCAGTCGATAACATCTGAGCATACTCAATGACCATTTTGACGGCATGTTTATCCACATGCATCGATGCCGATTTGACTGGGTCTTCGTGTAAGTAAAATAAATTCATAGTTTAGCAATCTCCTTAAGTGCACGTTGAACATCTTCATCAGTTAACCAACCAAGAACGTCACTTGTTAAAGGAGTAGTATAACATAAATCTTCACCCTTGATAACCGCTAATTCCCATAAATCATCTTTACCCCCATAACTCATCTTGTGCTTCACAACGGAAGCACCATAACCATTAGGGAAATTATAGATTTGCTGAACTCCATCGAGGTCTTGCAAAATGTTTTCTGTTTGTGGTTTAATCATAATCAGATTCTGTTTTTTTCAACTGGACGAATTTGCGCCTAGATTTGCTGAACAACTTGGAAGGTTTTCCGTAGAAAATTTGTTTCCGTGTTCCCGTTTTAATATATCCTACATTTTGTTTTTTCTCATTGAAAATGTAAGTGTGGTTTGGAATGTTACAACCGCAATCACTCCAATCCGTAATTTCTTTTAAATAAGTTAGTGCCATTATGCAACCGCCTTAAGGTAGTTAGAAAGAGATTCATCACCCACGATTGTGGTTCCATCTTGCATGACATACTCAACATGATACTGGTCTACAGTTTTGCCTGCTTCATATGTCCAAACTTGAACCCTAGAGACTATCTCACTTCTCAGATAACCGTAATCACCATTTTCGGTGACTTTCTTAGAAGTCCACAGACCCGCCTCATTCTTAGCGAGAATGTATGGGGATTCCCATGGTTCAATCTTGCTAGCAAGTTCAGAGTCGGATACAACTTCCCAACCAAGGACATATTCCTCAGCTGCTTCGTTGCGGAAAGTATGTAAAAATGAAGTCTCTTCGATAAGGTCTTGAAGACCATCAACGTCAAAAGACTCCACGGCAATAACATATGACGAACCACCTTTGTACTTCCAATGTGGGGCTGAAACACCATGCACATAATCTTCATCATGAGCAGCATAGTTCTCGCAGTATTGGGTTTGAATTAGTAAGTTCGCCATAGTAGTCTCCGTTAAATTAAGTAGTCGGGGCCGTATTTTCTCATCCCCGTGATAGTGTAACCGTCAAACAGATTGCCTCTCGCCTGATTCAGTGCTGGGGTTGCCCAACCAGCAGACTTGAGTACGTCACCACACTCAAAGGTAACACCATTTGGTTTAGTCCATTTTGACTTATTGATGAACCCCCAAACCGATTGTTGATTACCACAGTTCTGAATTACCTTGATGTACTTCCTAGATACTTTGTAATAGTAGGAATATTCAGTCAAAGTTGGAAACTGTTTTTTATGTTCCGTGAGAAGGTCATCACATAACTTCTCACACAATTGAAGCAATTCTTGTTCTTGGTTTACTTCTTCAACCAAAGCGGATAATTTAGTCATTACGCTGCCTCCATCATTGAATAAGGAACCGAAACAGGGACAACTCCCCTAGAACCGTAGTTCATCCTAACGACTGCCTTTTTGGGATTCATCTTTTCGATGATTCCAGGCGTCTTTTTGGTTTTTTGAACCACAAAAACTTCCTGTCCAACCGAAAAAGTCGCAGTAGCAGATATCTGCTTGATTTGTTGTGCTAACTGAATAATGTGACTCAACTCAGATTGGGTCATTTTCATCATTTCTTGTTTGATAGTTTGAACACTCATAATTTTCTCCGTTTTCTTTATCATGTAGCCATTATATGAAAAAAGTGATGTCACTGTCAAGCGGTGACAACATATTTTTCGTTATATTTTCCGATATTCACATCAAAATAGTGTGAACGATGGTGATAATCGGTCATAATGTCCGATTTATCAAAGAAATTTGGCCCCTTCATCGCTTCAATCAACTCAGATAGGAATGATTTAGCAGTTCCGACATAGTGGTCTTGAAACCAGTAGGGATTTACTTGATAGTGGTACTCACCATCGTGGTTAGAATCTTTTTGGAAGTCTACCGAACCGCTTTTTAGGTTAACAACTAGGGTAGAATGGTGTCGAACAGCGATTGAACCCTTAACTTTGTACTTTTTCAACACTGCTTTGATAGCAGGAGCAAGTTCTTTCTTCATTGATTGTGATACATACGCCATAATTCAGTTCCTTTTCTCAGTTTATGTAGCCATTTTACAGGAATAGTGCTGTCACTGTCAACAGCTCATTTCATATTTTTTGTCTTCGATTTCCATTTCGAGTTCGTCATGTTCGTTCTCGATATCCCTTAGTTTGTCCTCAAATGGAGCCACAAGTTCGTATATTGCGCTCTCAAGGTCGTTTACTTTAGACCTAATCTCGTCAACCTCAGACTCCACATCGATTCCTAGGGACTCTGCAAGGGACTCTACTTGGATATAGATGTTCATGGGGGTGTCATCATACTTGATAGCACGTGTTATGTCGTTAACTTTATCGACATTCGACTTCATATTCCATTTAGCGTCATCTAAAACAGCGAGTTTATTCTCTAATTCAACCATTTAGCAATCTCCAATATTAGGGGTAGTACCATAATTGCAAGTCCTTGTGTGAACTCCCAATCAACCTTTTTAATTATCTTTTCCATACTATAAGGCTAACAAAAAAGGGCTGTCATTGTCAACAGCCCCTTCAAGTTTTTTTATCTCTACGGATTTTCCCCGTAATGGGGAATTTAGGTGTAGTTATCTTTGTTGGTTAGAAATTCCCTAACCGCATTAGACTCTTCTAGTGATAGGTCTTTTATTGATTTGATACCCCATGGTGTTCCTAGGGTGACAAGTTTGTTTCCAGCAGTCACAGCACGATTCCACATAAAGTCATCCTTCGGGAATAATAGGTTGCACTCACAGGCAGCAATCATCTGTCGCCCAATCTTTACAATCTGCATCACTGCCTTGCTATCTTCGTATATACTATTCATAATCTTTCCTTTTGATTTGACAGCCAGCTTATCAAAAACTAGCTGTCACTGTAAAGCGGTTTTTCGCTTATTTTCTAACGTTGCATGATGCATGAACAGCATCACAATTATCGGGTGTAGTAGAATTGCCGTCTTTATACAATAATACGTGGTCACCGTGAATGTGTTCACCAAATTCACCCATCTCCATACCGCATATAGCACATATTCCGTCCTGCTTCGTATAAGCGTCAAGGACTTCTTCACGGGTAAATGTTCTCTTACTATCTAACTGAATAGATGAGAATGTTATGAGGGACATCTCTTTCCACAATAATTCCAGTGCTACATTAGTGTCTTCTGCACCACTACCTCTCATACGTAATTCGTATGGGGTTCCAGTGAGACCTTTGGGAACAGGTACGTTCTTGAGGTTATAAATTGCTTGAATGTAAACTTCCATAAACTCAATAGGGTCTATCTTCCTCTTCGCCTTCATCATACTAGATACCATGTAACAATAGTTTCTGAAAGGTTTAAGGGCAATCTTAGACTTAGCGGTGGCATGATTCTTCATACTTTCACCTACAAACTTAAGAACCTTTTCAATATGCACCGCATTACTAAATTTATCTTGGGACATAGACGCTTGAGTATCATAAAAATCATTTATGACTTTACCTGTGGTTCCTTTAGTTTTGAAACTTTCCTCACTACACATAAACACAATCTCTGCAAGAGTCTTGTCTACATCTAAACGTTTGTGTTCTGCTTTTGCAATCCACTTCAACTTGTTGCCGTCAACCGTTTCAAATATACCTAGTGGATTGAACCTTGCCCATTGCTGTACAGTTCTAGACATAGCAGAAGAAACCGCTTGTCTTTTTTCCTGTGCATTTAATGTGTTTGTGTTGTTTAAGACATTAACAAAATACCACCCTGCTTTTTGCGGGGTTAAATTGTAGTACATCTGTGCTTGTATTTGATAAGCCAAGAATGCATCACGAACAGAAAGAGGTAATTCTTTATAAAGTTTTTTTCTTATGTCGTGGGTAAAGTCCTCTCCAGGCGCTTGCACTTCTGCAAGTTCATCGACATTAGGTAATGCTACTTCATTGTTCATGAAACGAAAAATAGTAGATACCCTTTGACAACCGTCCATTACTTCGGCAAGTATTCCAACTTTAGGAATCATTGCACCAAGTCTTAGAGCGACTTCGGGGATAATTACTTCGGGGTTAAAGAATGACGCCATAAACATGGACTGCCATTTGTCATCCGCAAGGAAGAAGCGTTGATAAGCTTCGGGGGATAGGTCGATTTTGTCTTCCAATAATCTCAGTTCAGATATTGCAATTGCAAGTCTTTGTGGATTACCATCTAACGGAGTATCAGCCATTAACTCCTGTAAATTAAATTTACTCATAGTTTTCACCTTATGTATTGACGCTGAATAAACAGGGTCTAATTAATAAAGAGTTCTTCACTAAGTGACTTGAACTCACAACTAACTTTTGTCAGTTGATAAATCTATTATACTTTATAAGGGGGGGTACAGTCAATAGGGTTTTAGATATTTTTTTGAATTAAATCTAATTCTTCTATTTTCTTGTTGATGATGTCTACTCTCTTTGGCCAGTAGATATAGTCTTTGTCAGAATCCTTTGCAAGGTTTTCCAATAGGGGACGGATGAAGTTATCTAGTTTATTGATTACTTCTGTAGCAGTGGCTGTTTTCTCTACAATCTTGGTATCGACAGACGCAAGTTCGTCTGCGTCCATCGCTGTAAATCCAAAATCATTGTATTCGATATCTGACATACTAGTATTTATACCGTAACCTTCTCAACAATGTAGTTTTTGTTAGGAATGTATGCTAAATGAATTACATTAGGCACACGCATTACATCAAACTCATGTTGATGAAAGAAACCTGCTTCGGTTAGTTTCTCAACGATTTTAACTTTGCGTCTATCAAAGTCATCGTCTGAAGAGTCTTGGACTTGTATAATTACTTGTCCAGTTTTAGATAAAGCAGTCTTAAAGAGTGCTGTATCTTTCTCAGTCCACTTGTTGAATTTACCCATTAACTGAGTTGTCGGTAGTGTCCAATCCATCGTTGTCTCCTTTGGATAGTCTTATGTGACGTTCACCTTCTAGAACAGTTCTTTTGTTAATACCTAGAGTCCACACTGCATTTTTAGGGCAAGGGTCTATGTACTCCATATCAATGGTATCACCAATGTTGTATTCTGTAAAGTGACTTTTTTTGAGTGTGATAAATTGAGAATCCCAATTGTAGTCCGTTTGGGTTGATGCTGGGTTTCCCTGTTCTTTGTGAAAGTATAGTTTTACTTCTCCATAATATTCAAGGGGCTGGTTGATGTGGTCAAACCAGTTGCTCAAATCATTTGCTGATACAAGAATAGAATCTTCATTTGTATATACCTTGGCGTATTCTCTGTCGAACTGTAACCCTAATCTACACGACCAATCCCAAGGAATGTCCACTCTAAAAGTGTCCTTGGGAATATCGTAGTTTGGGTTGTGGGGGGTAGAACTCTTAAGAGTCGTCTTCCCCAAAGTATCCGCCATCTCGTATGATGTCTTCATCTTGATGTACCATTGAGTTTTCGTCTGCTTCAGCTTCTTGGATTAAGTTCCAAGATGATTCTTCAAAGTCTTTAATCATAGCAGACTTTGTTTGGTCTTGAGAAATAACAAAACCTAATGATGTTCCAACTTCTGCAATTCTAGACTTAGTCATTTTCTGCAGTTCCATTGAGTTAGGAATTACAATTTCCTCATACTCATCTTCTACAGATTCTTTCATCTTCTGAACTTCAGCTATAGATTCGGGGTCTTCTCTAACTTCGATTTCGACTTCACCGTCACCCTCAATAGGTTCAAAGTCATCCATCTCCATTTCAGTTACGTTAGCGTTAACATCTTCTTCTGTAACTTGTTCACCTAATGGTACGTTACCGTCTTGTCCAACTTTAATTTCAAACAATGGTGCAACGTTATCCATATCTTTTGACTTCCCATCACTGGTTGGTAATGGTTTAAAATCAGCATCATCAAAAGAGTAAGTCCATTCCTCATCTTCAGAGAAATCAATCATGTCACCCAGTGCTTTCATTTGGTCATCAATAGTAGAGTTATTACTATCGAAAGCTTCACGTGCTTCACTTACCTTTGCATTAAATTCTTCGTCTTCTGAAATTTGTGGTTGATTGGTAATCGTTGGAACGGGATTATTTTTTCTTGCGTTCTCAAATGCTTTTGATACGTTAGTATTAGGCATAGTAGGAACTTCTGTACCAGCAACGGGTGTTATACCTCTTGCAGTAATCTGTCCTTCCAATTCATTGATTCTGTTTTGAAGAATCCTAGCAGCTTCCTGTGCGGATTGAATCTTAGCTTCTGATGTTGCCTTTGCAACTTCAGCTTCTCTTCGGATTGATGCTTCTCTTTCTTCCCTTGCAACTTGGGCTTCTACTGCCATTACCTGTTGACGTTTCTGTTGCCAGACTTGGAAGTCTTGAAGTTCCGCAAGACAGTCGTTTCGGATTTGATTTAATACAGTGAGTTCATCACCTTTGATGCTACCTCTTGCTAATGCAATATCGACTAGGGATAAAATACCCTGTACGTCTTCAAACGTAATATGCGTCATTGAGTAGTTCAATGGAACGTCATTAAGTTCTGGCGGTAGTTGGAATGTTGATTCAGTTTCATTCATAATTTAGTTTCTCCATGGAGCAGAACACGACTATTAATTGGCTTATTGAGCATGACAATTTTGTATCATATACTCTCTTGTCTATGTATAGTCTCGGTCTACAATTATATTTATCTATCCTAATAGTTGAGGAAACGCTATTTTTACAGCTTCTTCATTGATATTTTTAAACGGAAACTTACCTTGATGAATCAAGTCCATCATCTCTGCTTCTTTAGCAGGGATACCTTCTAACATGCCAATCCACATGGATTCACGTTTTGGTTGTGGTAGTTGTTCGGTTACAAAATACTTAAACAACTTGTGTTCAAATCTTAAACTTGTTGGTGCAAGGTCTGTTGACGGTGCATCATCGTTTCTAAAAGGTGTAGCACCTTCGGGTAGGGTGGAAACTATTGCGGGGTCAAATGCCCACTTCAATACTTTACTTACTGCACCATTTCTTTCATTGTAAACTTTCAGACCGTGTGCCTGTTTGTCCACTTCGTCAACTAGGTTTGCTTGTCCTAGTATTTCAAAAACGTCTGCATCATTTGTGAGAGTCTTTCTCTCCGTTGGCATACCTTCCATAAGAGGTTTGTTTGGTGCGCCTTTTGGCCTACCTCTGCCTTTTTTCTTTTCTTCTGTCATAGTCTGAAATCCTCAACATTATTTAATAGGTCATCTAACCTATGTGTTCGCAAGTAGTCAAAAACTTTTCCTGTTACAGGGGTGGTGTTCTGATACTCATTCATTACACTATCTTCTATGTCCTGTGGGATAAAATCAAAGTCAATTAGAGTTTGATTTCTGAGATAGTTCCTATAGTATTTATCATCGTTTTCAATGGTGATTCTCATGTAAGCATCAAACACTGCTTTACGCAATGGTGTTTGTCTGATACCTTCAGCTAGACAATTATCATTAGAAAGGATATTCGGAATACCATCCGACTTATCACCTCTCAAGGTGTGTTCTTTTAAAAACCCTTCAGCGTCATCTTGAACCACAAATTTATTTAGGTTCGGTGACCACTGTTTTACGTATGAGTATTTATGTAGTTGTTGAAAGTCTTTATCTCCACTTACAATGAGTACGGGTTCTTTTGATTGTTTTGTTAGTACAGCAATGATATCATCGGCTTCTGCCATATCTACTGCCATGTATCTGTATGGAAAGTTCTCTTTGATTTCCATCTTAACTTTGTGAAGGGTATCGAATATGAGAGTCCAATCCATACCACTAGCATCACGTGTCTTTTTACGGTTTGCTTTGTATAGGGGGAAGAACTTCTTACGCCAGTTATTTGAAGAGTCGGTGCACAATACAATTTCACCATACTCCTCAGAGTACCGCTTCTGATAATTACGTAATGAGTTTATAATCATATGACGTAGCAAGTCTTCACTTACCTCACCATCATTGATTTTGAGTTGTGCCATAAGACCAGCAATGATGGTCTGGCTAAAATCTATTAATATCATTTGACCACTTTTATTAAAATCGTATTTTTAGTAATAAGATTGTTTTCGGGTACTTTGGACTTCGTCTTCAACTCATCCATAAATCCGTTAGCAATTATATTACCACCTTTAATAAGCCTATCAAGTAATTTGATATCTGTCAAGGTCTTTTCTTCAACTTTATCAACTGATACTATTTTAGTTGCTTTGACGTTTAATCCATAAGAACTATAACATCTTATCTTTCGGGTCTTAACGTTGTATGTAAATAGTTTCTTAGCACGTATAATTTCCAGTGGGTCGATTTCATGCAATCCTGTCTCATGGTGAGTAGGTTTGTCTTTCGACATTGCTCTAAGTTTTTTAACCTTTTGTTCAGCGGTTTGAACTCTTGCTTTACGTACTGTCTTATTTTCTACCAACCATGTAGCAATAGAAGAATCAATATCCTCTAAGAACTTAAGAAATTTCTTTTTCTTTGCGGGGGTGAAGTGTGAGTATCCTTCCTCTAGTTGTTCGCAACCTTCTTCGTTACGAACTTCATACTTCATATCTTCCAGTAGTCCTTGCATGTGCTTAACCACCATGGGGCTATAACCCAATCGGTTCAACCACTTGGTCATTTCAAATTTCTTTGGATAGTTGTCGATTGCGTATTCTACGTCACCCCACGCTTCTAAAGCTTTATCACGACACCGTTCTTGAATACTCGGTTTAGTCTGTTGCTGAATCATCTCTTCTATTAGTTAACAAAAACTTCCTCGCTGGATTAATCATTAGGTTCGCCCTTTTCATAAAGTCACGATTGACTAAAAAGGGGATTGAATTCCTTTTGTCTAAAGACACCTCTTGTTCATATATAGTATTTAAGAAGTTTATCTCCATCTTTACAACAGGTCTTTCTTCTTCGGGTTTGATAAGAGAAACCATTCTCTCTAACTTAGCAGAGTGTTTCTTACCATGCCACCCAGTCCATGTAACTTTCTTACCCTTAATGTTTACGTCTTCAGCATGTAACGAGCACACGGTAGTGTTGTTTCCCGTGTCCAACTTAGCGGTCATTTCTTCTCCATCAATCTCCATGGTCTCAAGGACACCACACTCTTTCGGTGAGTATTTCCATATTTCCCTGTCCATGTACTTGTCAATAACAAGTTCAGAGACGTTCTGTTTGATGATG